ATAACGTATTTCCTCTATTACCTAGACCCTGTCTGGACAGGTGGTAGCAAGACCCTGAACATCACAACAGACCCGAACTTGCTCGCAACAACTGAATCCGTTGTGTGGGTTGGTCAAGTGACGGTGACTGTACCCGCATCCGGCACTGGTTCGGGCGGCGGCGGCTCCGGCGGCGGCGGATGCGTTGAAATCACGCAGTGGATGCCTGAAGGTTGCTCATCTGGCCTCATCCGTGCGGGTGATGATGTCACCGCTTTCGACCACCAGATGAGCATGACGTTCGCGCGCACAGTCGAAGGTTCAAAGATTTCCATCGAACCATGCCTACGCTTGGTGACGGAATCCGGGGCCGCTGTCGTCGCCAGCGAGTCCACGCCGATGACGTTGATGGACGGCTCCAGTGTCATGCTCGGTGAAATGCTTTGGAAGGAAGTGGTGGTGCTGCGCGGCGACACTACCGATTGGGAAACTGTGGTCAAGATCGAAGACGCCGGAATGCGCCCAGTCAACCGCATCAGCATCGGCGGCGGTAGCTACTTCGCCGGTGAGCGTGCCGATGCGTTCATCCTCACCCATAACACCTATAAGCCATGAGGGTTTCAAAATGAGCTACGAAAAGAAACTTGATCAGGAAGGGCTGCGTGATGGCGAAGTCTGTGTAATGTTAGACACAGGTGCGTTGGTTGCCGTCTCTTGCTTCGTGAAGCGGCAGATCAATACGCACAATCCGGTCTATTGCGCGACGGCTCGGGCGCTCGACAACACCGGCGAACCGCTCCGGGATGCTCATGGCTACGTTGTCGAAACATCCATCCGGCACTCGGCTTGTGATCAGGAGGTTCAGGAGACTGGCGACGAAGCCCTGCGCCGGGAGTGCATGTTGCTGGTGCTGGGCGAGCCGGCGACCATGAAACAGGGCGGCGCCGAGACTGAGCCCACCGAGATCCCGCTGGTCATGTGGGACGACGGAATCAGGGTAAACTGCGGCATCCGCCGGGCGATCGCGGTAGCCGGCCAAACATCCATAGATTCATCGTCGCTGCTGTAGGGAGTAGGCCATGAAGGTCGGCAGTCAGGTAATCATCTCTGGCGAGATCCGGTTGAACGGAGTCTTGCAGGACATTTCCACGTGGACGATTCGGTCTGATGCTCGCAAGGACAGCGAGACGGGCGCTGTGGTCGCCTCGGCCGTGGTCACCAAGCCGAGCCTAGGGCTTTACACCCTGACTTTCGAAACGTCCGGCTTGGCCGTCGAGACGATCTTCACGGATACCCGGATCATCGACGCTTCTGGCCAGGCGATGATTACCCCGACCATCTCCATCAACCTGTCGCCGGCGATTACCGCGTGAATGTCTACTCCATCAAGCAGACCGTGGCGCCGCTCTATAGCGTGGTGCAGACGGTCATTTATGGCGGGGTAATGTCGACCGTGCTGCCGACCTCGGTGCCGACCGTGGCGCAGCTGTACGCGATCAAGGGCGACACAGGACCGCAAGGCCCGGCCGGCTCTGGTGGTGGCGGTGGCGCTGCGACAGTTTCAGTGGTTAGCGCGAGCTACAGTGAAACTTCAACAAGCGGTAGCAAAGCGGTCTTGTGCAACGCTGCGAGCGGAGCGATCGTAGTGACGCTGCCAACAGCAGTCGGTAACACAGCAACGCTCACCTTCAAGAAAACAGACGCGAGCGCGAACACGCTCACCATTGATGGCGCAGGCAGCGAGACTATCGATGATGGTTTGACCGCTGTTCTTCGCGCGCAGTTTGAATCCATCACCATCGTTTCTGACGACGCTAACTGGAGCATCCTTTAATGGCATACAGTCCGCGCAATCCGAACGGTCAAGCAACGATGGCGAACAGCGGGCCTGTCGTCATTGCGTCTGACCAAAGTCCGGTTCCTGTTTCCGGCCCGGCCACCGACGCGCAGATGCGGGCCACCCCGATTCCGGTATCCGGGTTCCCAAGCAACTTTGCCGTCAACAACTTCCCAAGCAGCTTTGCCGTCAGCAACTTCCCATCGTCGCAGCTGGTCACAGGCACCTTCTGGCAGGCCACTCAGCCGGTATCGGGAACTTTCTGGCAGGCCACTCAGCCCGTGTCTGGCACGTTCTGGCAAGCGACCCAACCCGTCAGCATCGCGGCTACCGTCCCCGTTTCCGGGCCGCTCACAGACGCGCAACTGCGCGCTGCCGTGGTTCCGGTATCGGGCACCGTCACCGCCAATATCGGCACGATTGCAGGGCTGGCAACGGAAACAACGGTCTCAGCCATGAACGGGAAAATGGCTGCACTTGGTCAAGGAACGATGGCTGGCTCAATGCCTGTGGTCCTTGCTTCGAACCAGCCTGCTATTCCCGTCACGGGTACGTTCTGGCAGGCAACGCAGCCGGTCAGTCTGACTTCTACGACGATCACCGGCACCGTCGCTGTCACCAAGTCAGGCTCGTGGGTGCTGGATGCTGGCACCGCAATCGTCGGAAAGTTCACAACTGACCAGACGACGCACGGCACAACTGATCTCGTTGCTGCGGACATCGTAAAACTCAACGGCGTTGCGATGCTTGCCGGCAATGGCGTCACGGGCACAGGCTCTCCGCGCATCACAATTGCGAGCGACAACACGCCGTTCGGTATCCGCGTCACCGACCTGACCAACTTCATGCCGACGATGGACGTTGCGGCCCGTGCTGGCTTCCACCAGATCACGGACGGCACGACCAGCGCGAGCGTCAAGGCAGCGTCCACTCTGCCCGCAGCGACGGATAAGGCGCTTGTCGTCACGCAGCGCGAAGCGCCGAGCGACGCCACGGCCAGCGGCACGATCACCACACAGAACCTTGTACCAGCCGGTGTAGCAACGGCAGGGTCGGCGGTTGAAATCACGATGGGCGCTGGTCAGTCAACGATCAGTATCCAAGTGACCGGCACCTATACCGGCGCACTCTCCGTCCAAGGAACCATCGACGGCACCACTTGGGTCACACTGTTGCCGCAGCTTGTTCGCGCCGCGACCAACGTCATCTCAGGCACCATCGCTTCGGCTCAGCAGGATATTTGGACAGCGCCATACGCAGGACACGCCAAGATTCGCGTGACTGGTTTAGCGGCCATGACCGGCACGGCAACGGTGACTATGCGTGGCTGTCTCGGTTCTTCGAGCAATCTTTACAGCGTTGCCAGTATTACAACTCTCGCTTCAATGAGTGCCGGCGCGAACCTTATTGCTGACGTAGGCATTCAGTACCGCGCCAGCGCAACGGGCGGCGCTAGTACGGCAAAGATTCTGACCGCAGCAACCACGAACGCCACAAGCGTCAAAGCATCGGCGGGCAGGTTGATTGGATGGTCACTTTCCAACACAACGGCAGCGTTCAAGTACGTCCACTTCCACAATCTCGCTGCCGCACCAACGGTCGGCACAAGCGTTCCAATGTTCACAATAGCCATTCCGCCAAACTCGCATATCAGCTCGGTCTACAACGGCGGTCGCGCGATGGCGACGGGCATTGCCTACTCCATCACTGGCGCAATTGCCGATCTTGATGCGACGGCCACCGCCGTTGGCGACGTGATTGGCGAGCTTTCCTACGCATAAGGACTGACATGCTCACTCTAAAAACCGGCCAGTTCGCATCCATCAAGATCGACCAAGCGGGCATTGCCGCGCTCAATGGTGCCGTGCCTGCGTTCCTGTCCACGGACTCCCGTGTGTGCCGGGTAGAAGCCGCTGGCCTCTACAGCTGCAACGTCTACGCCGCCGATGGTGGCGAGAATATGCAGGCGCAAGTGCTGGTCATGTCGGGCGGTGACGTTATCAGCAGTGAGGATGTGGAAGTGATCGCCCAAGACAAGCCGCCTGTGCTTGTGAGCCTATTGGTCGGTGCGGCAGTGGATGCTACCTGATGTCCTCGATTGTGGTCACTGCAGTTGCTCACAAGCACGGACGCGCATTCGTGAAAGCGAAGCACATTCACCTTGTCGTGCCTGTTGTGCGCGCTAAGGTGAAGAAGAATGAGGTGCTGCTGCGCAAGAAGATCAAGGCAACGTTCGCCAGGATCGCCAAGCATCTCGCCGCGTACACGCGCGAGCACTACGGCGACGCCCACAAAGTGGACAAGCCGACTCTCCCGGCATCAGCCACAAACGACATCATCAATCAGATATCACAGTCGGAATGGGATGCGCTCGCAGAAGAGTCGCAGCGCTACCTCATCGCTGTCGCCGTTTCTGGCGCAGAGATTTCAGCTGACATGATTGCTGAGCTTGGCCATACTGTGGACGATCAACTTGCAATCCAGAACGCAGAGCTATGGGCTGAGCACCGCTCGGCTGAAATGGTCGGTCGCAAGTGGGTCGCTGGTGAGCTGATTGATAACCCAAATGCGCGCTGGGCGATTGATGAAGCAACACGCTCCATACTAAGCACTCTCATAGACAATGCGATTGCTGACGGATCCACTGTGAGCGAGCTTGCAAACGCTATCACTGATTCGGTCGCGTTCAGCGATGATCGTGCAACTGTTATCGCGCGCACTGAAGTGCGGTATGCTGATTCGCAAGGTGCGCTCGCTTCCTACGCACAATGCGAAGCCATCGTGGGGAAGTCCTGGTCGCCTGACGCGGAAGCGTGTGTGATCTGTCAAGACAATGCTGATGCTTCACCCATCAAGCTGGATGAGGACTTTCCCAGTGGTGATGATGCCCCGCCTGCGCACCCGAATTGTGAGTGTGTGATTGTTCCTGCGTTTGCTGACGAGATGTAACCCTACCAACCTGAGGAAAAGAATATGCGCATCTTCGGAAACATCAACAAAGTAACTGAGCAGGACGATGGCACCCTGCTGGTGGAAGGTGTCGCATCTTCCGCGAAGCAGGACAGCCAGAAGGAAACGGTGACCGCTGAGGCGATGAAGGCGGCGATCCCTGAGTACATGAAGTTTGCCAACGTCCGCGAAATGCACGACAGCAAGAAAGCTGCCGGCGTGGCGACTGAACTGGACGTGGATGCGGACGGCTTGGCGATCATGACGGCATTGGTTGTGGATCCAATCGCCATCACCAAGGTGAAAGCTGGCGTCTACAAAGGCTTCAGCATCGGCGGTCGCGTCACTTCCCGCGACAAGCTCGACAAATCCATCATCACCGGCATCGAGCTTTCCGAAATCAGCTTGGTGGATCGCCCAGCAAACCCGGATGCCGTCTTCAGCTGCTACAAAGCAGACGGCGTGGACCCGGACGCCGAGGAAGTCCCAGCTGAGGAACCAGCCCCCGGAGAGCCTGCAGGCGATGAGATCACGCTCGCGGCTGAGGGAGAGCCCATCGGTGAAGCCCCTGCCCCGGACGCGCTGCCGGAAGTGGTCGCTGATCCTGTTATCAAGGCGACGCTGGCGGATGGTCGCGTGTTCGCCCTCACCAAGAATGATGACGGAACCTACACTGCCGCCCCCGTCCCAGATGCTGAGGAAGTCGCCAAGGGCTGCTACTCCATCACTCAACTCGCGTCACTCGCGGAAGGTCTGGAATACTTCGCACAGAGCGAGTCGTACGACACGATGATGGAAGGTGACGCCAGCACCATCGCGCCGCAAGCTCGCAAGCTCGCAAGCCAGCTGTACGATCTGCTTGTGTCGCTCGTTGCTGAAGAAGTCGGTGAAGCGAAGCAACGCCTGAAGGATGCAGGCAAGGCTGCTGAACCTGGCGACTTGGTGAAGGTCGCCGCACAACAGAGCGATGAGTTGGTGAAAGCTGCCAGTGAACTCGCCAAAGTCACCGACGAACGCGACACGCTGCAGAAGTCGCTCGACAACATCACCAATGAATTCGGTGCGCTCAAAAAGAAATACGACGCGCTGCCGGCACCGCCGAAAGGCATCCTCATCAGCAAGGTCAACGACGCAGGTGAAATCGAGCAAGTGGAAGTGCCGCTCACCGGGAAGCCGGAAGTGGATGCGGTCACGCTCGTGAAGTCTGCTCACCAGAATCCGCAGCGCCTCATGTAACAAGCTGCGACCGTAAGCCCACTCCTGCCGGTGAGTGTGCGCCTTTGAAATACCGGCACCCCGTTCTACCACAAAAGGAAATCTGCTCATGTCTCTCCAAGCAACCCTGGACGCGGTGAAGAAGGCGCACGGTGCCCCTCTTCCCGATAATCTCGCAAAGGCGTACACGCAAGGTCTGGGCTTGGTCGCTTACGACCTTCAAGCTCCCGCACTCGCGTTGTATCCGATCCTCACCCCGCTCCGCAACAAGCTCCCCCGTGTCGCCAGCGGCGGCGGCGACACCGCGACTCGCTGGAAGGCGATCACCGGTATCAACACCACCAACGTCCGCTCGGGCGTTTCCGAAGGCAATCGCGGCGGCGTCATCACTACCACGCTCGCCAGCGTCACTGCTTCCTACAAGGGCATCGGCCTGGAAGACAATGTGACGTTTGAGTCCGACTACGCTGCGACCAGCTTCGATGACGCGAAGGCGCGTGCCGTCTACGGCCTGCTCAATTCCGTCATGATCCAGGAAGAGCGCGTGCTGTTCGGCGGCAATGCTTCGCTCGCTCTCGGCACCACGCCGACGCCGAGTGTTGCGACGGCCACCACCGGTGGCACCATCGCTGCTGCGACGTACAACGTCATCTGCGTCGCGTTGACGCATGTGGCGATGCGTGAAGCATCGGTCGCTGGTGGCCTCACCGTCACCGCCACCCGCACCAACGCGGACAGCTCGACGGACACCGTCAACGGCGGTCACGCTGCGAAATCCACCGCTGCGTCGCAGGTCACCACTGGCGCCACTTCCACCATCAGTGCATCGGTGACGGTCGTGAACGGTGCGGCCGGTTACGCGTGGTACTTCGGCACCGCTGGCAACGAACTGCTCGCTGCTATCACCTACCTGAACAGCGTGTTGCTTATCGCTGCCCCGGCTGGCACGCAGAACGCTTCGGCCCTGGTCGGTGATAAGTCGCTGGACTCGCTCGCATTCGACGGCCTGCTCACGCAGTTGTGGACCCCCGGTTCCAACGCTTACAACGTCGCGCTCGCTACCGGCACCGCCGGCACGGGTACGGTGATGACGAGTGATGGTGCTGGCGGCATCAACGAGATCGACGCTGCGCTGCTTGCGTTCTGGAACAGCTACCGGCTGTCGCCGGATGAAATGATCGTCAGCGCCAAGACGCTCATTGCCATGAACAAGCTCATCATCGCCAACGGTGGTGCCCCGCTGCTGCGTTACACGATGGACAATGGCGGCGCCACGCTGGAAGCCGGCACCGTCATCGCCAGCTACCTGAACAAGCCCATGAACAAGAAGCTCGTGGTGTGGGTCCATCCAGATGCAACGGATGGCATGATCCTGTTCTACAGCAACTCGATCCCGTATCCGCTGTCGGGTGTCGGTAACGTCCTGCAGGTGAAGACTCGCAAGGACTACTACCAAATCGAGTGGCCGCTGCGCACGCGCAAGTACGAGTACGGCGTGTACGCCGACGAACTGCTGCAATGCTACTTCCCGCCTGCCTTCGGCACGCTGAAGAACATCGCAGTCGGCTAAGTCGTCATCCATCCTCGTTGGGATGGCGATGTGAGGGACTGCCGGCTCCCCTGAGAGCCGGCAGTTTTAAAATGAATTCAGAGGGAGCGTTCAATGGCCTCTAACGATCTGACTACTCTGTCAAGGGTAAAAACCTATGGCAACGTCACCATCAGCACGGACGATCCGTTGCTGCAAAATTTGATCACTGCTGTCTCGGTGGCGGTGATTCGTTATCTTGGCCGCAACATTCTCTCAGCCCAGTACACCGCCGTGATGGATGGTAACGGGGCTGCGCTGCTCCCGTTGCCCCAATACCCCATCACGGCGGTGTCGTCGCTCAAGATCAACAATGTAGCCAAAAGCGCGTTGGTTGATTATGGTGATGGCGGTTTCATCTTTCGCGGTCGTGAAGTCGGCTTCCAAAATGCCAGCGACAAGTTCACGCTCGGCATCGCCAACGTCGCCATCTCCTACACCGCTGGCTACGCAACTGACGCGGTTCCGAGTGACTTGGAACAGGCAGTGGTTGAGATGGTCGTTGTTAATTACCAGAACAAAGACAAGCTCGGCTGGGTGTCGAAGAGCCTTGCTGGCGAGAGCGTCACGATGCAGCTTGACCAGAAGGCAATGTCCAACTCAGTCAAGTTGACCCTCCAATCGTACATGAATGTGCTGCCCATCAAATGATCAACGGTGAACTCATCGGTGATACTGCGCTCGTTGCGCGCTTCGACAAGATGTCGGTGAACGTCTTGGTCAAGCTGCGCGCGGCAATCAGTGAGCAGACATTCAAGCTGTCGAAGTTTGTTCAGCTGGAAAAGTTGAACAAGGGCAAAGGCGCAACGTGGAGCAAGGAAGGGCAAGCGTTGTCTCGTCGCACAGGCACTCTCGCTGCTAGCATTGCGCGCGGCACTGGCATCGTGGAAACGTCCGCTGGCGTAGTTGGGACTGTCGGGCTGGGCGGCGCTGATCTGAAGGTTGCGAAGTACGGCGCAGTCCACGAATACGGATTCGTAGGAGAAGTGACAGTTGCCGCATTCACGCGCAAGGATGGATTCGGCGTACGCGCGCACAGCCGCAAAGTCAACTTGCCGGAACGGAAGTGGCTGCGCGGTTCGCTGGCTGCTCGCAAAGAAGACATCATCAAGGCAGTTGATGACGCAGTGACTGAAGGACTCAAAGGTGGTGGCGTATGACGCGTGAACCGATCTACTCTGCGCTGTTTGCTGCGCTCAGCGCGGCCCCTGGATTCATCACCGTGTCACGGCGCTTGCGCCATTGGGATGATGTCCAAGACAGCGAGCAACCAGCATTCTTCATTTCGCAAACGGGCGAAAGTGCAGAGACTTTAAGCGGCCAGCCAACAAAATGGCGGCTGTCCATCAACGTCTACGTCTACGCGAAAATCCAGCCTGGCCAAAATCCAGGCACAACCATGAATCCGTTGATAGACGGAATCTGCAACATCATCAACACGCCACACCCGATATCAGGCAGGCAGAATCTCGGCTTGTTGAATGTCGCGTTCTGTCGTGTGGAAGGCAACGTCCAGATCGATGAAGGAACACTGGACAATCAAGCAGTAGCGGTAATCCCCGTTGTAATTCTCGCCACATAAGGACAAACAGTCATGTCTCTCTACAATTTCGGTTCAGGTTTCCTTTACGGGATTCCCACGGCGGATTCGACCGGTGCCGCCATCGCCAATCCCACCCCGCAAAAATTCGGCGTGCTGCAAGATGTCGCCGTTGATTTCAGTTTTGAGAACAAGATGCTCTACGGCCAGAATCAGTTCCCGGTCGCGGTTGGTCGCGGCAAGGGCAAGGCAGGCATCAAGGCGAAGTACGCGCAGATCGCAGGGCGCAACTTCAACGACATGTTCTTCGGTCAGACAAACGTAGTCAGCGGCGTTTCCACCGTCAACGACCTCACTGGCAAGGCGATTCCGTCCACACCGTTCACCATCACCGCGACCACCACCAACACCGCGACCACCATCCAGATTCCAAACTCTGGCACATGGGTCCGTGATCTTGGCGTGCTCAACGCCAGCGGCCAGATGATGACGCGCGTTGCGTCTGCCCCGGCGACCGGCCAGTACACCGTCGCTGCTGGTGTGTACGTGTTCGCGGCAGCGGATGCCGCGCTCATCGTCTACATCAACTACGAGTACAGCTACACCAGCACGCTGGCTAAAAACTTCACTGTCGTCAATCAGGCGATGGGCTACGCGCCGACCTTCATGTGTGTGCTCAATAGCCAGTACAACGGCGGCAGCATCCACTTGCGCTTCCCAGCCTGCATCAGCAACAAGCTGTCGCTGGCGCTCAAGAACGATGACTTCACCATTCCTGAACTGGACATCGATGCCTTCGCTGACGCGAGCGGCAACGTGGCCCTGCTCGGCACCAGCGAGTAATCGCCCCCACCGCAACAAACTCTGGAGCAGAGAGATGAACAATCAAGTCGTCAAAGTCAAAGGCATCCCGATGGAACTAGGCGGCACAGACTACATCGTGCCGCCACTTTCGCTTGGTGCGTTGGAGCAGTTGCTCCCGCGTATCACATCCTTCAAAGCGAATCCAAGTGATGTCGCAGATATCAAAGTCGTTGTGGATGCGGCGCACGCTGCGCTCAAGCGCAACTACCCGGACATCGAACGATCCGTCATTGCTGACGCCATCGGCCTGGAAAACATGATGGATGTGATGGACACAATCATGGACATCTCCGGCCTGAAGCGGAAAGCAAAGGAAGCCGAACAGATGGGGGAAGCGTAGCCGAGTCATTCGACTTCGATGAAATCATAGCCCATGTTACTCACTGCACCGGGTGGACATGGGACTATGTGACAGAGAATGTTGATTTGATTCGGCTTGAGGCGTTACGGAATCATTGGGAAGGAAACCCACCGCTCCACATCATGGTCGCGGCGTACTTCAAAATAGATTCTCGCAAGTCTGCAACACCGCAAGACAGAAGCATGGAAGCTCAGGGTAAGGACATCGGTGAGTTGTTTAGCATGTTTCCGCCGGACCCAATGACTTTGCCTAAGGAGTAGGCTGTGTCTGAGAATCTCGTACAAGTAAAACTGGAAGCTCTATTCCAGGAGTTCAAGACGCAGATGGGCGCAGCTTCGGCGTCCGTGTCCGAAGCTGCTGCGAAGATGAAAGAGTCGCTGGCAACGCTGGCAACCTCATCACAAGCATCAACTGCGACAGTCGGCGCATCATTCGTTGAAATGGGCGCGGTGTCAACGACTGTGACCGAAGGCATGATTGCGTCGTTGGAAGCCTTGGTTGAGACGCTGCTGCCGATGGCAGTTGTGTTTGGTGCAGCGTTTGAATTCTCTGACTCAATTCACGAGACAGTTGACCTGACCTTGGCAGCGGGCAAGATGAGCCGCGTGCTTGGTGAGACAACTGAGCAGGCGTCCATAATGAACGTCGCGCTCAAGCAGGTCCACGGAACAACCGAAGAATATCTGCGCGCAGTCAAGGGATTGGACCGGCAGATTCGCAGCAATGAAGAAGCTGTGAAGTCTATGGGAGTTGTGACGCGTGACAGCAATGGCGCGTACCGCGATCAGAATGACATCATGCTCGATGCTTTTGAGTTGCTGAAGCAGTACCGCGACGGTACTGACCGCAACTTGGCGGCGCAGCAAATCTTCGGTCGCGGCATCACTCTGTCCACTGAGATGCTCGCGCTCAACCGCGACAGGCTAGCTGAGGCTGGCGAAGAGGCGGTGAAATACGGGCTTGTGATTGGCGGCAGTACCGTTGATGCGGTGGACAAATACCGCGCATCCACTATCAATCTGAATGAAGCCTTGGAAGGGATGAAGATAAAGCTCGGCACCGTGTTGATGCCGGTGATGGCAAGGATAGCAACGTTCATCACAGAAAATCTTTCCACCGCACTGAGCATCGCAAAGGTTGCGTTGGACGCATTGATTGCTTCGATGATCTGGTTTACTGCAACATCCATCGTGCCGACGATCTGGGCGGGCGTAACCGCGCTTGGCGCCTTCATCGCTGCGGAAGGTGTTGCGACCGCAGCGTCAATCGGTCTTGGTGTTGCGCTTGAGTTACTTGAAGGGCCAATCGGCATTATCCTCGCGCTCACTTCCGTGATCTACGCGCTCACACAACAAGAGACTTTGGCAGAAACGGCGGCGCGCAAATACAAGCAGGCTATGGATGAGATCAACGGCATCGCCGCCATTAGCCGCGAGAATGCGGTGACGATGACTGAAGCGCTGTACGGCGAAACATCCGCTCACTTAGCCGCAGCTAAGGCTGCGTTAATCCAAGAGCAAGCACTTGGATCTCTCCATAACCCTGACGGCACGCTTCGCAGTGACATGAGCTATTTTCAAAAGGGCATCCGCGATCAGATTGCGTTGATTGATGAACTGAGTGGTGAGCTTGAAGGACTGGCAGAAAAGAACAGGGCACTCCACGCCAATCAACCCGGCGATGCTGGCGGCAGAAGTTTCGTGGACCCAGAAGCCGCAGCAGCAGCTGAAGCTGCGCGGAAGAAGGCGCTGGCGGAACAGAAAGCTGCCGCTGCTGCCGCGCTCAAGATTGAAATTGACGCTTACAACGCGCGGATGGACTTGCTGAAAGAGGATGAGGTTTACGCGAAGGGTCATTGGGACCGCATCTTTGCCATCGAGCAGGAAGAGTTCAATCAAACGGTGAAGCTGTACGGCGAAGGCTCGCGCGAAGCGATTGCAGCCGCCAACCGCATTCTCGCTTCTGCGCGCGCAGCTGCCGCCGAGGCAGTGAAGGTTGAGCAGATAAAGAGTGACGCGATAGATGCGCTCGCACTCAGCCGCATTGACGCGGAAGAGAGCGCCGCCAAGTTTGAAGTTGACATCGGCGCATCAACGCAAGACCAGTTGATAGCGCAGCAGATTGAGTTTGAAAATCGCCGCTTCGATATCAAGCACGCCGCGCTCGTTGCTGCTGCTGCCGCAGAGACTGAGGATGTGGTCCGTCATGAAGGTCTGCTCAAGCAGATCGAAGAGATGGAGGCTCAGCATCAGTTGTTCCTGCAAGGTCTGCGGCAGCAGTCGCTGCTCCAGGCGCAAAGCAACGAACAGCGGCTGGCGCACTCCGTCACAGAGGCTGCAGCAGACACTGCGTCCAAACTTCTCACCGGACAGATGACGCTGCGGGATGCTGAGCGTAGCATCCTGCGTTCGATGCTCGGCTCGTTCACTGAGTACCTCAAGCAGAAGTTGCTCGCAAGCAATCTGTTCGCTCGCCTAGAGTTGGCGATACACCACATGGTTGACGCGATTCTGCGCGCACTCCACATCAAGGCGGCAGTACAAGACACCGTCACCAATAAAGTGAAAGCAGTCTCAGCCATCACGACAGCATCAGCCGTCGCCACCGCCAACGGCATCGCTTCTTTCGCGCTGGCCCCGTGGCCGATTGACTTGGGTGCCCCCGCGTTTGGCTTGGCAATGGGCGCGGCAGCGCTGTCATCCCTGGCCGGTGTTGCGGCGGAGAGCGGTTACGACATCCCGCAGGGCGTGAACCCGATTACTCAACTCCACCAGCGCGAAATGGTACTGCCTGAAGCGCAAGCGAATGTTGTGCGCGATCTTGCTGACAACGGCGGCGGCGGCAAAGGTGGCGATACGCACAACCATTTCCATTCGTTGGATGCTAGGAGCTTCTTTGATTTCATTCGCCGTAACCCAGGCGAATTTGCAAAGGGACTTGAATCTGCATTCCGCACCGGCCACATCAAAGCCCCAAGGTAAGGTGACGACATGTCTCTGAATACTTTTCCGACTCTGCCGGGACTTGGATGGAACATCAAGAAGCGCGTTGTGTCGTCCACCGCCATCGAGCAATCGAGCAGTGGCGCCGAATGGCGCACCAGTCGCTACGGCGCAACTCCGATCTTTGAGTTTGAACTCACTGCCAACTTCCTCTCGCAGTCAACGAGGGACACGCTGGAAACATTCTTCACAACCCAGCAAGGTCCATCAATCGAATTTAACCTTGCCATCACAGACGATCCTGCAAGCCCATTCATCGTCCGGTTCAAGGATGACTTCCTTGAATTCAATCAGATGATGAAGGGCTTTTACGAAGCCAAGTCAATCAAGTTCAGGACATCGCGATGAAAACTGTCCCAGCAGCATTCCTCACAATGCTCAACACAACCAAGACCGGATTGGTGTCGGCGGACCTGTACACGATCACTCTGGCCAGCGGCACTGCGCTCTACTACACCGATGCTCCGCAAGACATCACAATCAACGGTCACACCTTCCTTGCAGAAACGGTGGCCGCGCCAGCAGTGCCCGGTTTCAAGCGATCCGGCATGCACATGGGGCTTGGGCTTCAGGCTGAGGTGATGGAGATTAACTTGCTGTACGATGCGGCGACGTTGATGAACGGCGTTGCCCCGGCAGCGTTCACTGGCGCAGGCGGACTCGACTACGCCACAGTCAGGGTGGACAAATTCCTTTCTCCATCCTTCACCGATGTCTCCAAGGGCACCGTAAACATCTTCGATGGCGTGGCGACGGATATTGAGATTGCTTCCACGAGAATCACGATCACCGCTGCCACTGATCTGATCTACTTGAACGCAGCATTTCCGCGCAACTACTTGTTGCCGACCTGCAACAACTCGCTCTTCGACACCAACTGCGGTCTGCTAAAGGCAACATGGAAGGTCGCAGCAGTCGCTGTGACGACTTCCACGCGCACCCTCATCCACTCCAATTCTCTCGGCCAAGCGTCAGGATACTTCGCGCTCGGCTACATCGTCATCCTCACAGGTGTGAATGCTGGCCTCAAGCGCAACGTCAAAAAGTTTCTCAGCGGTGATGTCACGCTGCTCTATCCGCTGCCAGCTGCGTGTGGTGTTGGTGACACGTACGACATCTATCCTGGCTGCGACAAAACGCTCGGCTCCAACGGCTGCGCCAAGTTCACCAACACCGTGAAATTCCGTGGCTACCCGGACGTTCCGACTCCTGAGCTTATCACGATGGGCGGCAACGCTGGCGCTCCAATCGACAACACAGGGACCGGAATGGGCGGCGGCGGCGGTACCACAGGGCCGGGCGGCTCCAACAACAACTTCAAAGTTTACTGATCGAATGAACACAGAACGTCAACACCTCATTGTAGCAGAAGCCGAGAAATGGCTCGGCACTCCATACCATCACGCTGGCGATGTGCTCGGCTTCGGCGTGGATTGTGCGATGCTTTTGGTTCGTGTGTTCTGCGATCTGAAGTTGGTGCCGATGATTGACCCGCGTCCGTATCCACCAGACTGGCACCTCCACCAATCAGGCGAACGCTTCCTTGGGTGGGTTACTCAGTACGCCCAACGCGTGAAGGTGCCGGAAGTTGGTGATGTGCCGATGTTTCGATTTGGCCGGGCGCTATCTCACGGTGGTATCGTTTGCGACATTACGAATGGGGAGCCGTACATGATCCACGCAGATTTGAAAGCTGGTCGCGTTGAGCGCTGTGAAGTGCGCGCGCACGCAGATCGCCTTGTTGGTTACTGGAGAGTTCAATGAGCATCTTTGGCGGTGGTCACAAGTCCCCAACGAAAGTCCCGCCGCGTGCGCTTGGACTCGACTTCACAAACTCCGAATATGGCCGGGTGTTGCCGGTGGTGTTCGGAAAAAATCGCGTGCCACCATCAGTGATTTGGTATGGCGACTTTCTCGCCACTGCGGTTGTGACGCAGAGCAGCAGCGGCGGCGGCAAAGGCGGCGGCAGCGGTACGACCAGCTCAACCACGTGGTCCTACAGCGCGAGCTTCCTGCTTGCGCTTCAGGAAGGTCCAGGCTCAGTTGCGGCGATCTATGACGGCACAGGCACTGTTCCGACTTCTGGCGCAACGCTATTCAGCGGGACCATCGGGCAATCATTCTGGGCGCACTTGCCAGCCGGGCATCAGTACGGTTACTCCGGCACCGTCATGGCGGCATTCCAGAATCTGCAGCTTGGTTCCAATCCGTCGCTGCCCAACTACAACTTTGAGATGAACGGCCTCAATCAACTCAACGCTGGCGGCGGCGTCTACGACTCAGATCCAAAAGACATCATCAACCAGATTTGTACCAACACTCAATTCGGAATCAACTTCACCGCGCTCGGCTCGCTTACGGAGTTGTCTACATATTGCAAGGCTTCAAACATTTTGTTCTCTCCAGTCTTCGACACGCAGCAAAGGGCCAGCGAAGCGATTGACAGCGTGCTTAAGTATTGCAACGTCGGCTATTGGTTCAGTGAGGGTGTGCTGAAGATCAAGTCGTACGGCGATGAGTCGGTAACGGGCAACGGCGTCACCTACACCCCAAGTCTCACTGCGGTTGTTGACCTGAGCGTTGCCAACGGTGACTTCATCACCAATGGCCCAGGCCCATCAGTGATCGTCAAGCGCAAAGGGCAGCCAGATGCGCAGAACATGGTGCGCCTTGAGTACAAGGATCGCAGCCTCAGCTATCGGTCAATCCCGGTTGCCGCGTCTATCGATCAGGACATTGTGGACAACGGCATTCGCGCCGATACGACTGAAACAGTTGACATGATCACCACCTCAGCTTGCGCCCGGTTGGTTGCGCAGAACGTGGTCCAGCGCAAATACTGCATTCGCAATACGTATCAGTTCCGGTTGCCGTGGAAGTATTGCTACTTGGAGCCGATGGACATCGTCACACTGACTGACCCGACTTGCGGATTGAGCTTGACTCCGGTGTTGATCACTGATGTGACTGAGGATGAATTTGGCCTGCTGTCGTTCATCGCAGAAGAGAAACCTGACGGAGTTGCGCATGGCCCGACCGTCTCGACGCAGGGCAATGGCGCCACAAACATCGACCACCATGCAGATCCAGGAGCGGTAACCGCACCGTACCTGTTCCGCGGCCCAGGCTTCCTGTGCACCAGCACCCAGCCTGAAATCTGGTGCGCTGTCACCGGTACAGGTACGAATTGGGGCGGGTGCCATGTCTATCTAAGCAACGACAATACCACCTTCACTTACTACGGCACTTACTCGCGGCTCGCGGCCTACGGCAAAGCCAATGGAACGCTCGGCGCAAACGCTGACCCGGACACGACGCACACCGTCAATGTTTCGTTGAATGGCAACGCGCAGCTGCTTGGCGGGTCAGTCACTGACTGCGACAACTTGGTGAATCTGGCGATGCTCGACAACGAGCTGATCAGCTACCAGACCTCAACGCTTGCTGGCGGACCAAGCTACACGCTCGGCACCAAGATCAGGCGCGGCTGCTACGGTACCACCATCGCTGCCCACGCGGTCAATGCACCGTTCGTGCGACTGGATGACGGCATCCTGCGCATGCCTGTTGATCCTTCGATGATCGGCCAGACCATCTACCTAAAATTCCTCAGCTTCAACATCTTCGGCAAAGGCGGCCGCACGCTGGCAGGCGAGACTTCGTACTCATACGTTGTGGGCACCAACGTCGAAC